AATTTTTCTTTCTTAGCTCTTCTAACTATCATTTCAGGAACATTAGATTTAGTAGATAATACTCCGTATGTAATCCATTTGTACATAGCTTCTTCTGCAAATTTATGAACTTGCATTTCACCGTCAGTTCCAAGGCTATCACTTATGTAATCTAATATTACAGTTTTTCCAGAAATGTTAGAGCTAAAATTAATTTTACCAAGTCTATTATCTATATAAAAAGATCCGTTAACTTGTGCTCTTTGTGGGTCAAGACCATATCTCTCACCTTCGTTTGGCCAGTATATGTCATCTTCATAGTCATCATTGTTTGAGTTTTCAGCTGGAGTTATAGACTTAAAATTAGTGAAAGTAGAAGAAACCTCAATATTAGTAGATCCTAATGAACCTATAGCGCCAGTAGATTCCAACGCAATACCAGATACAGTAGAAACAACTTCTAGCTGCTCACTTATACCTTTAGGAACTGCGTCGTTCACTTGCCAGTCAGCAATACCTATAATAGTTAAGTAAACTGTTTCGTATTGAGATATATCAATAGGATCAGAAGTTTTAAAGCCAGACTCAGCCCCCGACCACTGTAAGTAGCCAATATCAAAATAGTCTAGATCAGCATTTGTACTTGCTTCATGTTGAGCTGTTGCGTTTAAATAAAGATCACTTGATGGAGGCTGCGTGCTAAGGCCTACTCTTACTGTTGAAAGTGGCGTAGCGTAATTTCCTGGCGTTATTGGATTCATAAACCCTTTTGAATGCACGTACAGCGCGATGTTTTGAACTCCAGCCGCAGCTGTAGTTGCACTTGCAGAAAGAGATATAGAACTAACATCTGTAGTAGAAAGCTCTTTGTAGCAATATGTTACAAAACTATTTGTTTGACCAGGATCTACGCCATAGTTTGTGGGTCTATGTCTTATAGTTAGTTCATCTGTGTCAAATCCAGCTATAAGATCGCTTTGCCCTATAATTAACTGCAGGTTTCCTTTGTTATTTCTCGTCCAGCCGTTATTTTTGTTTAAAAGAAAACTATCTGCTAAAGCTTTAGGATAAACATAAGATCCGTCTTCCTCTTGTTGTATTTGAAAAGGATTAGAGCTGTCGCTAGTTGGATATATAGGGTGCTTTATACCAGATGAGTCTACATAGCTTATTTGCGTGTAGTTAACATAGTCTTGAGGTAGCCTCATAGTTAAACTAGGTGGTACATCTATTTGCTGCGCTTTTATAGACTTAAACGTGTCAAAAGATAACTCTGCTAAACCTCTTTGCGCCCAAAAAGCTACATCTGTTCTACTGATTTTATTTATTATTTTTTCATCACCAACATAGACAGCCATGAATTGAGTTATTATATCTTCAAGAGATACAAATTGATAAGAGCCATAATTATTTCCTTCGTAATAACTTTCTTGCGTAACGTTATCTAATAATCCCATTTAGCTATGATTTTTGTTGTTGAATATTCTTAATTTCTTCTTGACCAGCAGATTGAGCTAAGTTATAATCTTCTATAGAAACTCCAGCAAATTTAAGTATTTTAACTACTAGATTAGATTGTTCTTCTGGGTTTAGTTCAAAATCTTGTTTGTCAGCAGCATCAGGATTCCATAAGGCTTTTTCATTTACTATTATATAAGTCCACTTAGGAGTTTTTGGCTTTCTTATGTAAGATATTATAGTCTCAACATCAGCACTGGGCCTAACGCTAAATGCATTTGTTGAAAGATAAAATATAGGTCTAGACTTTGTAGGAGTAGTAAGTGGCGACTTGTACATTTGTTGTTGTTCTCTACTAGTTTTTTCAGCAGTATTTCCATCTACGGTGACTAAGCTCATTCTATAAAAGTTTGAGGGCAGCAATTGATTATCGCCTGCATTGTAAGTACTTGTTTCAATAAAAATGCTTATCTTGTCTTGCAATATGCCATTATCGTCGGCATAGTCTGATTGATTACCAGGAATTCTTATAGCTCTGTTTAAATCGTAAAAATATTGATTAAATATTTCCATCTGAGCTTGATCGGCAAATAAGTTAAACTCTTGTGGAGTGATATAACCTCTTTGTTCTTTATTAGCTAGCGCTAAAACTGTTTGATATACTGTGTCTACACTTATTGCCATTGTATGTTTTTTTATAGTTAAGCAACCACCCCGAAGAGTGGCTGCTCTACTATAGGATAGTTACGCGTTAAAACGCTTTTCAATATTGGAGTAAATCTCCATACCTTCGTCAGTTTTAAACCAAGCGGCTAAAGCTGAATAAGGGTGTTCGTCAAATGGAACTGTACATAATTTTCTATCGTTAGACCCCCAGCTAAAAGTTCTTTGATCTGCAGATAATGTTAATATACCCATTTCAGTAGCTCTAATACCAAAGTTTCTAAGAACTACGTTTTCGTCATTTACTAACTCTAAAAATAACTCTGGATTTCTTTTAGCGTATAATAGTAAATCTCTTTTAAGTTCCTTAGAACTCATCTTAGATACTTTAGAGCCTAACTCTACACGCATAACTGCTTCAGCCATGTCAATGTCTAAGTTCATAGCGGCATTTAACGCTTCTACTTCCAACTCTAGCCAGTCAATTTCTTGAGCAGCTATTTTCTGTGGCATTAGCTCTTCGTATATATTCTCCCTGTTAGGATGGTATAACGACAAAAGCTTTTGCAAAGTTACTTTATTTCTAGGAACAAATAATACTCCATTTCTAAATATAATATGATCTAATCTTTGATCACCTTGCATTTCGTCAACAAAGCATGTTCTTTGATTTGAAGTATGCTTTAACTCTCTCTCATAACCTTTTTCCTCGTCAAAATAATATATATTAGCAGCTTTTATAGATCTGCTTAATGGTTTTTTGTCGTATCTTAGAATATAAGTTCTATCTTTTATCTCCCAGCCGTCTTCTGGTCCTTTTTTCTTTTTTGGTGTTGGCTTAACTTCTACTTTAGGAGTTTCAACTACCATTGCTTCTTGTGCTTGAGGTTGTTCTACCTCAGCTTTTTTTGTTTGCTTTTTAGCCATAATATAATATAATAAAAATTAATAAAAAAAAGATCGAGGACCGAAGCCCTCGACCTTAATAAATATGTTAGTTCATTAACATAAAGTTGTTAGCACCTTGAGTAACTAAACATCTTTCTGATAAGAAGTTTACAGTCATTGCATCTAAAGTTGAAGTAGCAGCTCCTACAGAACCAGTAATCCAAGTCTTCATTTTTCTGCTTTCTAACTGAGAAGCTCTATAACGAACGTGTAAAAATGGACGTTTTAGGTTTTTACCTAATTGCTCATCGTACACAGAAGATACACCAGCAGGAATAATAACCCCTCTAATGTCTTCTCCAGCTGTAGCGTTAGCGTTAATACCACCTCTTGTTGACAGATCGTTTAAGTATTTCCAGTCAGACTTGTAGAAGTCGTAAGATCCTCTACGGAATCCAGAGAAACCTAAGTTTAATGCCATATCTTCAGAGTTGTCAAATACACCGTAAGATGTACCACCAGCTCCGTAAGAATTCATAGAAGCTAGCATGTCATCCATTGCTAAACTAGTAGCTCTGTTTAAGAATAACATGTTTTCTTCAATAGCACCGTTCTTGTCAAATTCAGCTAAGATAGCATCAAATTCAGCTAAGTCAGTAGCAGCGTTAACGCCAGTAACACCAGAAGTTTGGTGACCTCTGTCCTTGATAGCAGCGAATAAACCTTGTGTACCAACTAAACCGTTAGCACCACCTAAAATAGTAGAAGCATCAGCAGCTTTCTCAGACTCAATCATACTCATCTCTAAGTAATCTCCAAATCTTGATCGAGTTTCTCCTTCAGCTTTCATGTACCATAAGTAGCCTGATTGTCCGTCTTCACCAGAAATCTCTACCCAACCAACTTGAGAAGCATCAGAACCTGAAACTTCGTATTGATCTTTAAGGATAATAGGCTTGTTAGTGAAAGTTGTAAATGCTGGTTTAACAGATCTAGCTCCAGAATATTCAGTTCCTTTTGAATTTTCAGAACCAAACACTAATACTCTAAGATCATTGTCTGTGTCAGCAAATCCAACATCGCTTAAGTGAGCTCCACCGTAAGGTAGTGCAGTAATAGTTTGATTTCCAGCTGCAGCAACAGTTACTAAAGCAGTAACAGTTTGGCCTCCACCTGAAATCAATACTTGGTCACCAACGCGAATACCGTGAGTAATTGTTTGATTTACACCATCAATATCTTTAGTAATATTAATAGTACTAGCTGAAGCATCTAAACAGTCCGCTTGATAAGACAAGTGTAATCTACCTTGTTCTGACCAAACAACTTGATCAGCTGACATAGCCTCTTCAGCACCAACTTGACCTAAGAAACCAGAGATAGTACGCTTTCCGTAAACCTCAGCCTCTGCTTCCATCAAGTCTGGAAGATATTGCTGTGCCCATCCATTGTTCTGGATGTCTAAATAATTGTCCGACGTTATTTGCTGTATAGGTGCAGCTTGAAACGACGTTCTTGCAGTAATTGCCATAATTAATTTGTTTTAAATTGTTAAATTATTTTTTGTTTTTAATTTTAAACTTAAAATCAGAAGAATTATCGCCTAGCACTTTAAATTTCATACCACCAGCTTCAAACTCTTTGTGAGATTGTCTTGGTGACATATCTACGTTCTTAGCTTTAGCGACACTGTTTTTCAACGCGTCAGCTTTGCCTTGTTCGTAAAAGTGATTAGCAATAGCATCAGAATTCATGGCTGAGTATAAAGCTTTGTGATAACCTTTAGCATCTGACATCGTTCCATCTTTGTTCAAAAACTTCTTGACAAAGTTGTTAATGTCGCTTTGAGTATCTTTTACTTTTCCAGCTTCTTTAACGTTCACTCTATACTTTTTATCTCCGACGTTATATTCAAAACCTTTGAACTTGTCGTTAAAAACTGATTCAGTCTTTTTTAAGAAAGTAGATTGTTCGTTTTTAATTCTGCTTTCATTCGCTTCCGATTCCTTGTTGTATCGGTTGAAAAAATCTACAGCTTTTTGTTGCTCACTCGTAAGCTTTGATCCAGCCTTGATCTCTTCGTAATATTTAGACTTTTGCCCGTCTAAGTAGGCTTTCGCTTCGGCAACTTGCTCTTTTAAAGCGATTTTCTTTTTTCTAATATCTCTTTCATCATCTACGTCCTCATCAAAAGAAAAGTTTTCATCCATTAAAAATGCTCTTTCTTCTGCGTCTAAATGAGGTTTAGTTAACTTGTAATATTCTTCTAAAGCCTGATTATTACTCATTTGGCTATAGTCTTGGTTTAATCTAGCGTAGTCGTTTATATCTCCGCCAGTTTCTTCCATGAAGTCAACTAACTTCTGAATATTTTCAGGTAAAGGTGTGCCAGTAGCTTCGGCCTCAGCAACAGCTTCTTCAATCTGTTCTTCAACTTCTTCTATTTTTTCGTCAGTTATCTCTTCAATTACTTCCTCAATAACTGGCGCTTCTGCTTCAACTACTTCTTCTGCAGCTTCTTCAGCTACAACTTCTACCTCTTGTTCTTCTACTGTTTCCTCTACAGGTTCTTCTACTGGTTTGTTTAAGTCTATTTTAATTACTGAATCATCTCCAGCGCTTTGAAACTTACTTTCATCAACAACATCAGTTGTTTCTTCTGCTTGTGGTGTCTCTTCGACTTGTTGAGTTTCTTCAACATTTTCTAATTCTTCTTGCATAATATAATATAATAATAGTTAATAAATTTTATCTAGGATCAAAACCACCTAAATCAAAACTTCCACTCATAGTATCATTACCTGCAGACTCAAAGTTTTTAGGTGCTTTTCCACTCTTTCTTTGATCTATAAGTTCTGATTGTTGTGTAGCTTGTATTTTAGTTCTTTGGTCCTTACGATCTTCTTTTTCTTTTTCTTTTGATTTTGCATTTTGTGTTTCAGCAGATCGCAACTGCATGTTGTACTGAAACTCTATTTCCATTAATTCTTTTTTAGCAGCAAGCTCTTGTTGCATTTTCTGAGCATCAAGCTGAGCTTTCATTTGCTCTAACTGCATCTTGTTTTGATTCAATGATTGATCTTTTTGAACTTCAAGTTGAGCAGCGGCTTGAGCTGCTTGAGTGTTAGACTGCGTTTGCGCTTGAATATTTTCTAGCTGCATAGCTCTATCTGCTTCTTGCTTTTTCTTTCTACGTATTTTCAACAGTTGATTAGCAAGCTTGATGTTTCTTATCTCTCTAAGATCAATAGCATCTTCAAGCTCTATATTTTTTTGTTGTAGAGCCATTTGAATATTGTTCTCAAGTAATTGCTTTTGCTCTTCATCTGGAGCTAACTCTATGAATATACCAAAGTCATATAAATGTAACTCAGAAATTTCTTCTAGTGTAGCTACGTTATGAGATCCAATAGCTTGAATAAAAGCGTTTTTAGTAGGAGAATATTCTAATACATCAGATATTCTAAGCGACATGCACTCTGCCATTTCAGCTGTTAAAAATAATCCAGACTGTAGTATGTGTCTAGTAGCAGTATTTGAATTTGCTGCAGCTAGTTTCTGTACTCCAACTAAAGCATTTTTATCAGGCGTTGATCCGTCTCTAGCTTCATTTAAACCAGTTACATCTCTAATCATTTGCATGTAATAGTTGTACGTGCCAATTAAACTTTGCATTTTAGCGCCGCCAGATCCACTAGATATTTCTTGAATAGGTACTTTACCTGGATTCATATCACCTTCTGAAGTAAAAGATCTACCAATAACAGAACCTGTTTGGAAGAACATGTTTAAAGCTTCTTGTGGGTTGTAATTTGTTCCATTACCTAAATCTATCTCAGCTAAACCATCAGCATCAAGGTAAACTCCATCTGGAACTAGCCTTGACATTACTTGCTGTAGTTTTAGATGTGTAAGCTGAATCATGTCAGCAAAACCGGTTATTCTTTTTACCAGCGACTCAATTTTACCATTATACATCCTAGGTGCTACAATAGAATAAGGCATTTTAACTTTAGTAAAGTCACTTTTTGGCCTCATCATGTTTTTAGACATTTCCCACTTTATAAGCTTACTTGTGCCTAATATCATAGCTCCATCGTACAGTGTTTCTATAGATCTTTGAAGCTTAGAATAATCCTGCGCGTCGCTTGGTGGATTAAAAGTGTCGTCTTTTTCAATCAACTTATCTGCACCAGTTCCAGTTTCTTTAACTTTATAGACTTCGTTCATATAAGTCTTATAGTGAAAGTAAAGTACTTGAATTTTGTTTTGATCTTCTTTGTCAGTAGAATACCTACTGTCGTTATTGTTTTTATTGTAAGAAGAACTAGATCTTATCTCTTGCAATTCTTCAGCGTTAAGGTGTGGAAATTGCTTTGCTAATTCGTTTATAGGTATAGACTTAACTTCTCCAACGTAATATATGTCATCAAAATAAGGTGAGTCAGTGTAAGAATAAACTAGATTCGCAGGGTCAACATAATCTAAAGTTATTCCTTCTGATGTTGTAAATCCATTTTTAACAGCACCAATGCCTAAAACAGTTAAATCGTAGTAGAATCTCTTTTTTATTAATTCATATTTATTTCCATCAAACAATACATTTAAAGCTTGCTCTTCTGCTAGCTCTACTGCTTGCTTGTAGTTCAGCTGCATGTGCAACTGTAACTCTTCCATTGTTTGAGGTAATATCTTTTCTTCGCTTTCTGTTAAATCAATACCAAAGTTAGCTGAGATAGTATCATTAAAATCTTTAAAATCCATGTCAGACATTATCTGCTCCATGTACTTTGTTCTCTTATCTACTCCGTTTTGAGACTGCGAGTAAGCTTTAATGTCATATGTTCT